TTTTTAATTTGTTTTTATCTAATGATGTTTCTGATTGTTCTATATAGGTATCTAATAAAGTTGGTGTATCTTCAGTTTTTTCAACTATGTCATCTGATACAGTTGATGCATCCAAATCAGAAAAATCTTCTATAATTTTTAAATCATATGGTTTAGATTTTTTGTATATGTCATCAATAAACTTATCAAACATAAAATAATCTTTTTTCTTTTCTACTATTAGTTTAATATACTTGTTATTACATTCATCAAAGTTATAATTATTATAATCTGTTGTTTCATCATTATAATATATTTTATGATGTATTGTTAATGGGTTTTTTATTGCCATTAACTCTCTTGTTTCAGTATCATATACGTGAAAATGTTTAGGACAATTATAATCTGCCCATGTCATTTCATATTGACAACCTAGGTAATAAATATGACCATCATCTGACTTTTTATGAAAGTGACCTGATACAACTCTTTCAAACCTTTTAAACATAGATTTTTCTAAACCTGTATCTGACACGTGACCACTATGCATTTCAAATCCTTTTATTTCTAAATGACCAAAAACAATATCAGCACTTTCTTGTTCTAACATTGTTTTAGTTAAAGCATAATTTTCAGGTGTAACCCAAGGTATCATCAATATGTTATGATTATCTAAAGTAATCTTAGTAGGGTCTGAATATACTTTAAATTGATTTAATAATTGTTTAGGAGAATTTACTTCATTTGTATTTTTATAATAAGTATCGTGGTTACCTACAATGATATGTGTATCGTATTTTTCAAATTGTTTTGCAACTTTATTATTAAAATCTGTAAGTGTTTTAAAGTTAATATACTTTCTTCTATCAAATATATCACCTAGGTGTATAATTGTTTTAATATTATTTCTTTCTAAGTAAGGAAAAAATTGATATTCCCAAAACTTATACATGTATTCATGGTAATTTGGATTGTCACTTCTACATCCAAAATGGGTATCGTTAACTAACGCTATTTTCATTTCTTACCTTTGTTAAAAATTCTTTATGTGATATGTATTGTGTGTTTTGTGAGTTTTTCCAATCACTTATATTTCTTTTAATATCTTGTTTCCATTCTTTGTTATAACTGTTATATTCTTTTTTAATACTATCCAAATCAAATAAACCTACACCATATAAGACACTTGCCCAATTATACTCAAAGAAAAGGTGATAGTCTGTACCCTTAAAATCTTCTCTAATTGGTAGTCTATATTTCCATTTTGCTAAATTTTTCTTTAGTGTTTCTGGTGGTTCTATTTTAGAAACTTTTTGCCAAAATTCTGTATCTTGTCTATTAAGCATATAGTGTACAAATACAAAGTCTCTAATATTATTCATTATATCTTTCATTTTATTATTAAAATCATTTATGTCTTGTTGTGTATGATTTTCTAACACATGCATTAACATAAACATTTGATTTAAACTTGTACCAATAGATGACGCTTCAAGTGGTTCCATAAAGTTTGCACTTAAACCTACTGCCATGCAATTTTTAATCCATACTTTGTCTAATGCACCTGGGTTAAACTTAATATCTTTAAATATGTTTACTTTATATCCCAAGTATTCTTCCGCTTCTTTTTGTGCTTGTTCAGCATCAATACAAGTATCATCAAATATATAACCATTACCCCAACGACCATATACTGGCACTCGCCACATCCAACCGTATTTCATTGCCTTTGATAATGAGTAAACATTATAGTTATCTGTATCATCTGTAGGAAAAGCTATAGCATGATTTAAAATTAAATGTTCTTTATATGACTGCCATTTTGCACCTAATTTAGATATTAATAATCTTTTAAAACCTGTACAATCAATCCAAAAATCAGATTTGTATTCTTGTTCACCTACTACATAATCAATACCATTATTATTAATAATAACATCTTTAATCTCATCATTAACAATAGTAATATTTCTTTCATTACATTTTTTTATTAAAAACTCATTTAATTTAAAAGTGTTAAGATGAAATTGATTGGCATGAAAATTTTGTTGTATATCTACAGGTATTTCATTATTATGATATACTTGTTCTACCATATTCATTGAAGATGTATTTGAATTTATAAATTCACCAAAAGCTGCTTGATACTGACCAAATTTTTGTTGTACATGTATATCTGATACACTATGAAAGTATGGTTTATCTTTCCAGTCTTTAAATAATACTCCTAATTTGAGTGTTGCATCACATTCTTTTAAAATTTCAATAGGTGATATGTCACATAAATGCATAAATTGAGACCAATGTTCAGTAGAACCTTCACCTACACCTATAATACCTAACTTATCAGATTTAATAATATTAATATCTTTATATGGAAATCTTGCTCTTAATATTAATGCAGAAGCAAGACCAGCAGTACCACCACCAATAATAGTTATTTTATTCATGTTAATTTCACTATCGTTACATAAAGTATTCTAACCTAGAAGGTTTTTTTACTTTTTTCTTTTTCTTTTCTTGTTTGGTTTTATCTATATCAATCTCTACCATATTTCTTCTTAAAAAATCAGCATATTGATTTCTATATTCTTCATTATCCATTTCTTGTGTAGATAATTCATCAAAACCTGATTTCATAATTAACTTTTGTTTAATGATAGTTTGTTTTTTTTCTTTTTGTATTCTTCTTATGAAAGCATAATAAATTATTTGTGTAAAATAAGCAAATGGATTATCTGATTTGTCTGGATCAAAATTTTTAACATATTGTAAACAGTTTTCAATACCATCACTAATCATATCTTCTTTAAATGTATAGTTAATAAAATTAGGTCTATAAGATAGATGATTTGCAATCTTTAAAAAACATTCACCAATATAGTCTGTAATTGGAGGTGTTGGTTGTTTTTTTCTTTCTGCTACTTTACACTTTTCTTTAAATTCTTTCATTGCAACTAAGAATTCTTTATTAGAAACATAATGTTCTTTTTTCTTAGGTACTCTTTGATTACTCATTGTTTCATAATCTCCTTTTTCAATTTAATATCCACTTATTATATCATAGAATAACATATTTGTCAAGCATTATATACTATATTTTGTTATGGTATTAATTCCACTTCTACCGCTTCTGCTTTACCGTAGTCTTTATCTGGTTTATTATAATGATTTTCTATTTTTTTAGTGAGTTGATGTTGTGTACCTATAAAAGTATAGTTTTTGTAACACCATTTACCTTGTTTTTTAGTGCCATAAGTAACTACTACTTTCCAAGTACTATCATTATTATTTTTTTTCAATTTTTTCATAAAAAACGCTTGACAAATTTGGTCAAATGTTGTATAATAGGCATGTGCCTCCTTAGAGATACCACCTATTAGCTAGCTTACCTAGGTATCCTATTAGGAATCCTTCCTAATGGATAGTCTCACCACCATCTTTTTTAATCAAGTCAGCGGTTGTATATTCTTCTTCTTCAGAACTACCTTGTAATTTATTAATTAACCTATCATAATTCTCTTGTCTTTTTTTTGCCAATTCTTCTGGAGTAGGAATTTTTAAATATCCTTTTTTCAAATTTATATAATATTCAGATATGTGATCTGATGGCACTGCTAATGTTACTACGTGATTTTTATGTACTGAAAACATTTCATCTTTAGAATTGAATATCCAAGGTTTCATACTCATTTTTTCTTCCATAACATAATCACCTAATATATCATATTGGTGTAATTCTATTTTATATGGTGTTTCTAAACGTATAAATTCTGAACCTTTTTTCACATGTATTATACAAATAATTTGTTCACCTGTATTCAGTTTAACTAGTCTTGGTGTTATTTTTTTTTCTGTCATATTAGGTCTACCGTGTGTATATCATAATCAAATTGTTGTTCATTGTAAATATTTATCCTTTCCAAAAAGTGTCCTATTGTATAGTTTTTCTTCTCTTTGTAAGTAAAATCGTCAGATATATCATACACTTTAGCAGTATCTTTATTACCACCAAGTCTTAAACCTCTACCAATACTTTGTAATATTCTTATAGGGCTTTTGCTAGGGCTACTAAAAATAATGTTGTGTAAATTACGAATATTGATACCAGTGCTGAACGTCCCGTAAGAAGCGACAATAATTGTGTTGTCCAACTTTTCTGTGATTGCTCTAATTCTTTCTCTATCATTTGTTTCTGTTCCTCCGTAAACAAAAAATACTTTACGGTTTTTTGATTTTGCCTTTATTTGATCATGTAAAGGTTTTCCATGTTTTTCCACATATTGAAAAAGAACCAAAGTATTACCTTTTTGCGAAATTGCTAAATTGGTGAGAAACTTATTTCGTTTTTCGTGTGTTACTATATAGTCAAGTTCCTCTTGGAACTTTAAATTTTTTACATGCATACACTCTTGTTTAGGATATTTCAATGCTATACATTCTATTTTTAAGTCTGCTAATTGTTTCTTATCTATTAAACTTCTTGTTGTGGTAACATGATGTACTGTTCCAAACAAACCTTCTAACACCAATCTATGTACTTTACTATCATCTAAAGTACCAGTTGTACCTATTCTAAACTTAGCATTATCACAAGCACTCATAATTTTTTGTAACTCTTTGGATTTATAGAGATGTGCTTCATCTCCTATGACACATTGAAATTGTTTAAAATACTTTTTATCAAAGGTAGCAAGTGATTGCCAAGTGGATATTACAACAGGTTTTTCATCATCTATTTCATATCCGTAGTATTTACGTTGTACATATTTTTCTGCGTCCCAACCATAATCTATAAAATCTTTATACATTTGTTCTACTAGTGATGTTGTAGGAACAATAAGTAAAACTCTATTTTTAAGTCCTCTCATAATACGAATAAGAATATAAATTATAAGTGACTTACCTGAGGCAGTTGGTGATACTAAAACACAACGTCTATGATTAAATGCATGTGCTACTGCCTCCGTTTGGTAATCTCTTACTTCTATCTTAGGTATAGATAATTTACTAATAAACTTAGAAAACTCATTGGTAGGAGAGTGGTCACCAGTGGAAAGAGACTTGTCTTGTATGATTATACATTTGTTCCTACGACAAAATTCAACAACATAAGGTAATAGTCCTCTATAAAGAACGCCTGTCGCTTTACTAAACAATCTTATTTTACCATCCCATCTTCTTGCTCTTACTGATGGCATAAAACTGGCACCTGGTACTTGAAATGTAAAAAAATCAGATAATGACTGTAATAGTCCTAAATCTTCACTAGTACATTTTATATAGGATTCGTTATACTTTGTTACTGTTAATTCGCTCATTCAATTCTTCATATGATATATTAGACATGTTAGCTATATCTTTAAATTTTTCAATAGGTTTACCAACATGGATATATTCGTGTTGTGGATATTTTTCACACAACTTTTTAGTATGTTCTATCCAGTTTTTAGGATCAATTTTTGATGCTGACTTGCCAACATAACCTCTTGTTCCTTTATACATGTTATTTACTGTTTCTGTTTCACTATAGTAATCATAACCTATTAAATATATTTTACTATCTTTATCAGATGCCATCAAAGCAATTAAAGTACCTGCATTTGTTCTTTCATTTTGATATGGACCTAAACCTTGCACTTTATCGTGTTTTTTACACCAGGTTATTAAATAACCTTCTTGGTCTTTAGATAGATAAAGTTTTAAATCATCTTCATTCCAACCATTTTCTATTCTTTGATCTCTTAATTTTTTCATTAAGTCTCTATTGTTTGCCCAACAAACAAAAAACTTTTTCTTTTCACCTTCCCATTTATGTTCATTTAAATGCGTTAATTTTGCATTAGCAATATCTTTACCAATAAACTTATCAACTGTTTCTTTTTCAAATAACTTATCATACATTGATGCAGGATTTTTTGACCATTGTCTTAAATAAGTTACATTATCAAAAGCATATCCACTACGATATATTTCATGGCAAATATTATAATCCATTGCAACTAATATATCAGGAGTAAAATCTCTATACAGTCCATTACAACCATATATTTTACCAAAAAGTTTTAATCTATTTAAATCAAAAGTTTTTCTACTTTCGCCATTACCAATACAAAATATCATATTCCACCTTCAGTAAATCTTTTCCAATCTATTGCATTTTTAATTTGAAAACCACGATTTGAAATTTGTTTAAGAGTTTCTTCTAAATATTTTACAGTCATTTTAAGATAAGATATTTTTTGTTTTAATTTAATTATATCTTCATCTGCATCAAGGAATGTGCTTACATCTTGTCTTAATACTTTTAAATCAAAACTATTTTTTTTATATTCTTCAGGATCCGCTTTACCTGTATAAAACAACCATTTGTTTTTATATGTTTGTGAATATTCACTTTCTGCTTTAGTTAACATAAGTGAATATGTTGAATAGTGTTTTAAATATTTTGAATGTAAAATTGGTGTTGCTAAACTTTCTCTATCTAGTTCAGTATCATCAATTTTTAAATCTTTTTCTGCTTGTTGTTGTATTTCTTCTAAGGTCATAGTATAATTACTCCAATAATAAATCCAATAATAAACCAGACTATCTTTTCTCTATGATAGAGTGACCATACATCAAATTTATTCCATAATTTTTTTATCATATTAATATTATTATATCACATTTTTGCCAATTTGGCAAGTTTTTTAAAACGGTGTACTATATGTATGATACTTATAACCAAAGGTTACAGACGCTGTTAGATATTCAATATCAGTTGCTTGTTGATTGTACTCTAATGCTGATAATGATTTTGGATAACAATCTAAAAACGTTATTTCAATTTTTGGTATATTTCTACTTGTTAATATAATTAACTTACCATCACTATAAATTGCACCGTCTGGTGTTGCAATACCTGACTTACCTGGTTCTGATTGTATACCTCTACTTTGTGATAAAGGCATTCTATCAGCACCGTCTGCTAACAATTCTTGGAATTTTGCATCACTATCTAATTGTGATAAACCTGCCATCCAATTATGTACCGCTCTGTAATTATTTAATTCTTCATCAACAATAAACGTAATTGTTAAATCACCAAATGTTAAATCGTTACCTGGTATTTTAAGTTGTTGTAATCTAGTAGGTTGATTTAATTCTGTAAGTGTAACATCAGGTAAATTTGCTGATATTGTATTAAACTCTACAAGAGGTAATTTAGTCATTTGAAACCTAAACTTAGTAGGATCAGCATAGTCTAAATTACTAGGTTGTTTTGAGGTAAGTTTTGTATCTGTCATAATACTATTTATACGTTATTTAGGAAGTGTTCCGGACTCTCCTAATTTCTCTAATGCCTCACCTATGGTAACTATACTTTCACCTTCTTGTTTACAAGGGTTTTCTTCAGTTGATACTTGATATTCTTCACATATAGGTAAGTTTTGTTTTACTTGTTCTTTTTCACAAGCAAATACTTCATTTATCAGTATAGATAAACAAAATATCATAAATGCAATTGAGAGTATATAGATGTATTGAAGTAATATCTTTTTCATTCTTTTATTTAGGCAAAAAAAAGGGGGCGATAACGCCCCCTTTCGTAAATTGTTTATCAACAATTATTACATTATGTTTGCAACTTTAACCATTCTGTAATAGATGTTTGATTGGTCTGTTCCTGTGTCAGAAGCTTGAGCTGAACTTTCGCAAATGGGTTTCTGATTAAACCATATCTAGTTTTGAAACCAATTTTTGGTTGGAAAGTATTCTCACCAACTGCTCTAACCATTTGTAGTGGTACATATGGACAATAGAACATACCAGCGTCATAAGGTGAAGTACCTTTGTAACCAACTACGTAGTATTGAGCCGCTGTGTTGTTTGACGCATATGGGTCAATGTACACTTTGTACTTACCGTTT